GCCATTGGGCACGCCCTTGGTCTGGGCCACGGCGCTGTTGTCGGTGATGTCGATGGTGCAGCTCTCGACGTGAACGAGCAGATCGCCCAGGTTCACGTCGAAGTTCTTGCCGCCAATCTTTGCAGACATGCGGGGTTACTCCGGTTTGGTGGTCGAAAGGTCGAGCGCGATGTTTGCGGTCAACACTTTCGGGCAGTTAAGGGGGCGGACGCTGATGTAAACCTCGACCTCGGTTTTGCTCTTCCAGGACAAGACAATGGCGTTGTCCGCTGGCGATTCGATCTCACCCGGGAAGGTTTGGCCGGCGAAGGTGGTGGACTTGGCCATCGCACGCAGCGGGGTCATGAAAAACGTCTTGTTGGTCGCCATGCTGTTGGGGCTACTGTTCAGGCGGCGGTCAGCCACACGGCGGATCAGCAGCGGTCGGACCTGACGAGCGGCCTTGTCGACAATGCGCAGGTACTCGATCACCTGGTAGTCGCTACCGGGTGCGTCCAGCATGTTGCCGTCGCCCCAGTACACGCCCGGATAGTCCGTATAGGTCTGGCTGACCGAAAAGCGCGACTTGTCCAGTTCAATGCGAACCGATCTGTCCAGGGGAACACCGTCTTTGTCCTGCGGAACTGGGCCCAGGCCCAGCAACGCACCGGTGGCCACGCGCATTGGGCTGTCGGCAATGCTCACGGCAGAGTTCGCCAGTCGACCGGCCAATACGCCCAGATCGTTGCCATGCAGCTGCGGCACGCACATGACACGCGGCGCTGCCAGGTCGTCAGTGATCGCCTTCTGCTCGGCCAGGTATTCCGACCAGGTCATGGTCTCGGAGATGCCTTCGGATGCGGCCATGACAAAGGCGCGACGGCCCAGGCTGTTATTCAAGCCAATGGCAGCGTCATGCATCGCTGACAGCTCGGCACCGCTGGCCACCGCCGTACAGATCACGATCGCTTCAAACGAGTAATTCAGCTGCAGCGCCTTGGTCAGGGCGGTTTCCCAGGTGCTTTCAGCAGCCAGCGGGACCGCCAAGCACGCCCAGTTCTCGCCCCCGTTCAGGCGGGCGGCAGTGATCTGGGTTTTCAGATCGCTGGCCGGAATGCCCAGCATCACGTCCAGGTCGCTGTCGGTGTTGAGTGCAATCACCTGGCCCGGGCTTTTCGCGCCGGAGCCGATGAACAGGAAGTATTTTTCGACCTCGGTCACAGCGCCCTGGCTGAGATTGAGATTGTTGACGCTGACTTTACCGAGTGCCATGCAGTGCCTCGTTAACGGGGTGAATTAAGGATTTGTTGCAGCACCAGGTTCACCAGCGAACTGGTTTCTGACTCGGTGCCAGGGCCGAGGAACTGGCGCTTGGGAAGTTTGATTTCCCAGCTTTGCGCACCAGAGGATTCGGCTTGTTCGTCGTCCAGGATGCGGATCAGCAGACCGGCCTTGGCGTAGTTCACATGCTCTTTAATCCACGCCACGGACGGCCGTGTGAGCGTCTTCTTTCCAGCCTGACGGACCTTGAAACCGAGGCGGCGCAAGCGCTTGGCCTGCTTTTCGGTTGCGGCCAGGCCTTCGGGCACTTTGTTCCACTGGCGCATCTGCGCGGCAGTACGCCGTTCGGATACGCCGTTGTGTTGCTGCGATGCCACCCACCGGGTCAGCGCGTTGCGCCAGCCCAGTTCGGCTTCGTCAGCGTTGACGCGGGTGACCTCAAGCAGCTTGCCCAGGCCGGCCTCCATCTTCTTTTTGCCCTTGCCCGATCCCTTGCGGCCCTCGAACGGCGAGCCGTCCAGGTTCTGCTGGTTGCGGATCCGCTGGCGGCTCAGGCTGCGCACGCGCTTGCTGACGTTGTTCAGCAGCCGGCGGCGCAACTGAGGCGGCAGATTGAGCAGAGCGAGCTGTTCTTCCGCGCCCAGCAGGCCACGCACGTCCAGGTCGAAGGTGCTACGCGCCATCGCCGGTTACCTCGCCCTTCTCGGCCACCCACAACTCGAACGGCACGAATGCCCAGGTCTCGCCGAAGGCCTCGATCTCGCCGTCCGGATCCTCGGTCAGGTATTGCGGTTCGCTGAACTGCAGCTTGATGTCGACGTCGGCCAGGTCGTTGTCGAGCATGGTGATGTCGAACACAGTCACGGGCAGTCCTTCGCGGTCCTCGTCCTTGTTCTCCAGCCAGCTGCCGACCAATGCCATCAGGCGGGCCGGATTGTCGGCAAAGCGCTCGAGCACGATCGTGGCGCTGTAGTTCATGTCGCCCATGTGCATGCCCTTGGTGTCGGGCTTCCAGATCAACTCCAGCTGCACCTGGTCGGTCCAGCTGTCGAGCTGTTCCGGCGCTACCAGCTGGCGCTCGATGAGGTAGGCGGTCAACGCCTGCAGCTTGATCACGACAGGAACTCCCCGAGCATGCTTAGGCGGAATTGCTCTTGGGACATCTCCCGTCTGCACTCGAGGATCAAGCCTTGTTGGAATGCTGGTAGCAGATGCCGCTCGCACTTGTTGCCGTTCGCTTTCAGCAGTTGCATCAGTACATCGTCTTCTGCCGCTGGTTCGCCGGCCACGCGCAGATGGCTGGCAGTGGTTGCGTAATAAGCGCCTGGACGCACCACCACAGATTTCAGGAAGTCGAATTCGTCGTAAAACCACACTGCGGTTTCGGGGTTTACGCCCATTGGCAACTGCTGCTCACGCGCTACAACAGTCATCCACGGAAACTTCCGGCGAAAGTAAGAAACCAATGGAGGATGACAAACGAGGATTGCCTTTTTGCCCTGGGCAACCACATCCTTGCCTCGTTCTGCCAGGCGTGTTGTTTTCCCAGTCATACGACCCGAGATTTCGAGATAGGCAATCTTCACGGCCTGGGTCATAGCAGTGCCGCCGTGATGCGACCACGGCCCTGCAGCGAGCGCACGGCCTGCTGACTGAACTCAAGGAAAGTTTCGCCACGTTCTGGCAGCTCTTTGCCAGTGTTTTCAGCGCTTTCGCGGCGGGTCACTGTGGCGAACTGGGTCAACAGACTGGCTTTGGCGCGGGCATAGACGGCACGTTTGTACTGCGCTGCTTGAAAGGTGCGCTCCGGCAGGACGGTGGTGTCTGCAGACTCAACGCTTGACACTCCAGCGCCCTGCCAGCGCGCTTTGCACTTAGCCAGGTCGAGGTTCACCTCGTACATGGCTGTGGTCAGTTCGGCAGCCAGCATGTCTACCAGGTACTCCGCCGGCAGGCGGTAACCTTTCTGGAATTCAGCCACGGAAAGGTCCGGCCAAAAGCCATCGTTCTCGATGATCTGTTCCACAAAGGTGGTGGGTTTCCCGGAAAAGCTCATGCTCATGCTGGTTGCTCAAATAGGGCAGGTAGCCGCTTCAGGCGATGCCGACGGTCATAAATGACTTGGCTTGCCTTGGCAGTTCCCTGCGGGGGGTGAGTCGGTTAATCGGTAGCGGCGGTTTCGCTGCTTTCGCTGTTGTCGCCATAGTTGCCGGAAGGGTCCTGATCACCAGGGACCGGCAGAACTTCATCCAGCCGCGTGGCGATCTCGTCTGTCGAACCCGAGGCCTGGACCTTGAGAAGCGCTTTACGAGCGCCGGCAAGGCGAGTGCCCACACCGATGCTTTCGTACAGGGCTTCAGCGCGCTCGAAGTGCACGATCGCGGCGGTCCAGTCGCGGCGGTCCATCGCCAGGAGGCCCAATTGCTTGTGGTAGCGGGCAGGGATCCGTTCGAACAGCTTCCACTCGCCATCCACCAGGTGCAGCAAGTTGGATACATAGGGTTCAGGACTGCGCTTGGCCTTGTATTCGGCTTCGGCCCAGTCGATGACCTCATCCGCCACGAACGTCTGGATGTTGCGGTTGAAGCGCTCGGGCAGCTTCTGGTCCTGGCCCATGGCGAAGTTCGCCAGCTCCAAGCCCTTGGTGAACTGCACGGTGTCGAACAGCCAGATCAGCACGTAGACGAGCACCGGATTAGCGAAGCTGAGCCCCGATTCACGGTAGCGCTGCACGTAGTCCAGGTACTTGGGCAGCAGCTCGTCACGCTTGAGCAACTGCCGCTGTTCGCGGCTGTCGATCGCGGCGATACGGTCCAGATCTACCTGCAGGCTTTGCTCCATCAGCTTGAGGTGCTTCTGGGCATTCGCCGGGCTGGCCAGCGCTGTGTCAGCGGAATATGCCTTCGGAGTGGCACCGGCGACAGCAACTACGGCCAAGCCCTGGGCAAGAACGCGGCGCTTGTGCGCCAGTGCCAGGCTCACGCTGCTTCCTCCAGGACCGCGACGTTTTCGATCAAGCCGGCTTTTTCCAGCTGCTCGATCACATAGCCTTCGTTACGGCTGTTGTAGTCCTCGACGCGGCTGCGCTTCGGATTGTCGACGGTCTGCTTGCGCCAGCTGCTGGCCTGGACGTAGATCGACAGGTTGTCGAAGCTGGTCACCAGTACGGCATTGGCAGGGAAGTAAGGCACGCTGAACGCTGCCAGGCCGCCGTAGGTAGCGATCACCTGAGCCGACTCGATGCGCTCTTTTTCAGTCGGGGTGCTGCCCTGTTTCGAATAAAGCTTGGCCTTATCGGCGGCAAGCAAATCCGAACCGATGA